AAAAGAAAGAAGATGAAAACAGTGCTATTGGTAACTCCAATGGTGGCACTCAAACTATAATAATAAAGCAGCCTCTTGAAATCGTCACAACAAAACCTGATGTGATCAAAGTTGACCCAAAAAAAAATTAAAGCCATGAAAAAGCTTATTCCATTTATCATCTTTCTTTCTCCGTCTAGTGCCTTTGCTGAGATCACAGCAAAATATGTGACCTCTGCACAAATATCTATTGACTCTCCTTATGTGATTACAAATGCCGCCCCTAGTTCATACTCTATTAGTGGAAATAATATTACTACTTCTACAGGAACAGGGGACAGTGTGGTAACAAATGGAATAGGTGGCTTGAATCTTGGCAGCTTAAGTTCGGGCGTACCTAGTCTAATACAAACTAATAAGACAGTTTCAAATGCCTCATCTGCTTTTTCTCTCTCGGAAAGCTATCAAGCTGGTGATGGTTCTCAAAGTGCAATCACTCCATCAAGCGGCATAGCAACTCTTCCAGTATTAGGTGGTCAAACAACAGTTATTTCTGGTGGTACTGCTGGAAGTTTAGCTCTTACTTCCTTATCTTCTGGGGTTCATACTTGCACTGCTGGCGGTTCTGGAACAAGCTGTATTGCTTCAACTACTGTTCAGATTGAAATTGACTAGATTTTGGCTATTATTAATATTACTACTGCCTCTGAGAACCCTTGCTACACCTATTGTCCCTCAGTTTCGTAGCGGTAGTTCCACGCAGAGTTCTACTTCGCAATCAGTAATTAATGAGACAATCACTTCGCACCAATACAATTCTGGCTTTTCCTACTCAGCATCAGGCCATAATATCGAATCAGCAGATGTTAATGGGTACATCAATCCTTCAACAGTCGCTGGTGAAACACAAACTCTTGGTGGTGTCCAGTTTAGTTGGACAAGCCCTTCGCTTGAGGCAGTTCCTAGATGGCGAATAAAAAATGCTGGGCAGAGCTTTTCCCTAGTCGAGTCACTGCAAGGGGCTGGCTTGGCAAACGTAACTACAATAAATCGAACAATAACAACAACTACAACCACAGAAACAACCTCTGTCTTTGGGCAATAATTTTATTACTTAGCCCTGCAAAAATTTTAGCAAATACAACAGTTGCCTCACCCAGTAGCAATGCTCAAGGGGTAGTCAATAATAATGCAACTATGATAACCCCCTCTAGCTTGCCTCAGAATCGCTACAGTCAAGGAATTGTTTGCACCTCGCCCAGTTTGACCATAACTCCATATCTAACGGACGCATGGAGCTTTAACAGGCCAATAGAAACAGTGACCAGACAAAACATCTATGACGAAGATACAGGAGAAATAAAATATGTCCAAGAAACCCCAAGATTTGAGAAAGACAATTACAACTTGAATTATGGAATATCTATGCAATTTAATATTCCTTTGGGTAATGGTGGAGAGCTATGCAAGAAAGCTGCGGCAGTAAATATCGAAGCTCAAGAGTTATTAATCAAAAAAACAAAATTAGAAATGGCCTTGTATAGACTAGAGGTATGTGGAAAACAAGCAAAGTTAGGAGTAGTGCTGACAGGTGAACACGCTGTCACTTGTAAAGATGTAAAGCTTATACCCTTACCAAACCAAGTTTTGCCTCATACTCACAAAATCGAAAAAAAATAGGGCCTTTAAATCGCCTGTGAAGGGCTTGTAAAATCCTTTGCTTATGTTTATACCTTGTCTTTTTTAGAAAAACGCTTGCCTAACTTCTTCATTCCAGCCTTCGCAATTCCTTGTATCACAGGGACAAGAGCCGCAGACCCACCAGCAACCACACCAATAACAGCAGTAGAAATGAGTATCTCAGGTGAACCAATAAAAGTTTCTCTGAATGGGACTTTTGCCCAGATCGGGTCACAGGAACCCCCTATGCTTTTTTCGTATTTTACCAATTTTTCGATTCTTGACGAATTTCTGTAATCTCCTGTTCTAAATGGTGCATCTTTTGGTGGGCATGGTTCTACCTTTATTTCTTTTTTTTCTTTTGGTGTTTTAGTTTCTGGAATATCTGCCTCTGGCATGGGTGGAGCTTCATTTGTTATTGGCAAATCTTCCGTAATTACCAACTGATCTGGTCTGTAGTCGATAGGGTAAAAGCTAGGAAAAACAGATTCACCACAGGTCAAAAACACTCCGTTTGGGTCATCAAGCAAAAGCTGTGTATTGCCAGTATTTTTTATATCTCTATGCTGATAAGTACAACCTACAACATCTATTTCTAAATTTGTTATTACAGGCAAGACAGGATCTGGCTTGTATATGTCAGGAATATAGATCTCTGGAACATTAATTTGTTTGATACCTATTTCTGGTATCTCCATCAGTTTTTAGGCTTTATATACTCTGGAACTGTTGGCCCTGTCATATTTGGCAAAGCATTATCCAAAACTTTGGGCATCATACCTTGCACGTTGTCCAGAACTTCATTCATAACCCTAGCCTTGAACTGTTCACTGGTAACAAAGCGGTAAGCATAATATGAACCGCCTAACATTGACAAGGTTAGAAAAAGCGACAACAATGAAGCTATCTGGCAAATCTTTTGAAACATGGTTAAACAGGCAATACTGAAAGCGATTTCTCACACTCTAATTATATCAATGCTGTTAATTATTCCCACTCTTGGGCCTTTATACATTTTAGGTGGCATAATGACCAGACAAATGGAAAAGATTAATTAATCAGCAGCTTCGGGTTCGTTTCCATCTATAGCTTTCCACTCAAGGTACTCTTGATAGTCGGTGTTATCTTCTACAAATGGAATGTCAAGTCTATATGAGCCACAATCTTTTGTTACAGCCCATACATCTCCTTGAAGATTTTTAATAAGTTTGTAAATTGGATTTGTTGGAAATGCCATAATTATAGTTCTGCTTGAAATCCTAGTCTAGTCGCTGAGTTGTATGTTGTTGCCCAATGTGAAGTTCCACTAGTTTGAGCAAGTCCACCAGTTAAGTTTGCAGTGCCAGATTGAGGAGATGATGAATCTAAAAGAACACTATTACACGAATCATTACCACCATCACCCCAAATTATAAAATAATCAGTTCCTTCTACTTTATAAAGAGAGGGAGATGTTCTCATCTTTACAGGAAAATTAATAACACCATTCCAATTACCAGAATTATACATAGCACCTGTAGCTATTGGTGCTTTATTACTCGAAGCAGCCTCAGCCCCACTAGCATGCATATAAAAGTACCTCTGACACAAAGCAAGCTCCTCTGGGAAACTTCTGAATTGGAAGTCGCTCGAAAATGACCCTGTTTCTAATTGAACTCCTGTAAGATAAAACTCATTACTTGTTGATGACATAAAATTATCCATTCCAGTGATGGTTTTCATTGAGCTTAAAACTGTCCATGTTGTAATGGCAGAGGCTTTATCATCTGGCCCACTAGCTAAATGCCAAATTATTCTAAACGCATCTGAATTATTATTTACAACTGCATTAGAAGTGGCAGCCCCATTTCCTTCAAAAGTAAAACTAAATCTTTGCCAACTTGTAGTTACTGTAAATGCTCTTGTTTGTTGAAAAATAGAACCAGAAGCATTTACGAAGTGCAATTCAATACTATAAGTTCCAGCACCAGCCGAACCTGATTTTGCATAAAAAGAAAGAGTAATAGATTTTGCAGAGCTAGTTCCAAAAGCAAAATCTTGGACATCTTGACCTTCTAATTTTGTTTGTATTGCACCATTCTGACTAGCACTTGGAGTTGAAGTAGCTCTTGGACTAATTTTTAATGACTTTGAAAATCCATCAGGTGTATCTGTAGATTGAGATACTTCAACATCAAAATCATAACTACTACCTGTTCTCGTAGAAAATCTATCAATAGCAGTGTAAGTCGCACTGGTTCCATGTATTGTGGTTCCGCGTTGGCTCACAATTGCTGAACCATTTATGACCTTGTTTCTATTACTTAGGTTATTAGTAATATTGGCAGTACACGTTCCATCAGATGCAAGAGCAATAGCATTTGTGCTACTTCCTGTGTGCTGTATGTTTTGAA